GCTGTGCCTTGCCCTGCTCGATCTGGGTCTGTGCTTGCATTTTTGCTTGGTCGGCCTGCTGCTGGGCCTGCGCTTTCTGCGCTTCTGGGTCTGGCCCCTGCTGCTGCGGCTGCTGCTTCATCTGCTCCACGGCTTGGTCGATCACGCCCTCCAAGCCCTTGGCCTGTTTAAACGCGCCCACGGCGAACTTCAGCATTTCGATGACCATTGGCCCAAGCTGCGGGGCTTGCTGGACGATTGGCAACGATTGGGTCATGAACCCGCCAAAGCCCTGCAGAAACTCCATCCTGTCGGCTTTCATCTGGTTTTCGTCAAGCTGGATCAACGAGTCGGCGTCAACTTCAATGCGGAAGTTACGCAGCGGCTTGTCCTTCATCAACTCAAGTGCTTGCGGGATCATCTGCTGGTCAACCGGCTGCATCTGCTGCGCGGCTGCGTAGGCTAGGATGGTCTGCGGCTGAAACTTGGAACAGATGATCTGTGCTTTTAGCTTTATCAGTTCTGACGCGAACATTGCCACGTCTTCTTGCATAGCGCGCAGACGCAGGCCAGCGTACTGACCCTTGATCTGTTGGGCGGTAGCAGTCTCTGACGCATAGGACGCGCCACGAATAATGTCACTGATACCAGTGATTTCGTAAATCTGGCCCTTAATGTCTTGGCGTGCTTGATAGCACTGCATCAACGCACTGGCTATCGTATCCAGCGGCAGAAGATCAATAGCACCCTTGAGACCACCCTTTTCGCTGAAACCAAGCCACTTATCGACAGGTATAAGCGCATTATTGTCGCCCTCGGTCATTAGACGCTGGAGTGCAGGCTGAGATGCGTCGTACACGCCACGCACCCGTAGGGCCTTCACCAGCCCGTCAATGCGGTCAGACAGGATGTCCAGTTCCATCGCCTGATCCTGATAAAGCAGGAAATCAGGGACGGGGATCAGGTTGTCGCTGGTTGTGGTCGCGTACAGCGGCTTCGGACACGGGAAAAACCCTTCCAGGCCCAGCGGGTCATCGCGCTCGTCAATCAGGTCTGGCATTCCCTTGCAGAGCCAATAAACCTTGTTGGTCTCCTTGTCCCAGATCTCACAGATTTTTGCGCGATTGTTATTGCGCTTACTTTCGTTGTACGCATTCAGGGTTTCCGGCCCCTGATCTAGCGGAATCTGCTTGGCTTTCTTCTCGCCAAAACGCTCTACAAGCGCGTCATGGGTCATGAACACCCAGCGCCATACGCAGGTCACTTCTTCCCACGTTCGCGCCGTAGAGTGCCCAAAATCGCGCCAGTGGACGTAATCAACGGGAGCGCACTCGTACTCGATCTGCTCTGGCACTTCGCCAGCTTCGCCAGACTCGATGTCTTCCGTGACCTGCAGGCCGTCATCCTCAACGCCCTGTGGGGCGACGTGCGGTTCGTAGCGCACCCATGCGACACCACGGCCACCAAGGAACCGATCCTCGACGCAGTGCTTCATAGCAGCGCGGAAGTCGGGGTAATGCTCGATTTCAAAGTCCAGCGCACGCTCGAGCAGGTTGGACGCGACACGGCTCACTGGGTCGTTGTCGCCAAAGCGGCGCGAAACGTCAGCCGTGGGCATACGCGCATAGACCGCGGGGATCAGCGTCTGGACATTGCTCCACAAAATGTTGAACTTGGCCGTTTCATTGCGATCCTGGCCCCGCGTGTCATCGCGGTATCGCTTCAGGATCTTTTTGACGCGCGCAGTCCACTTGGCGAACTCACTGTCGTAGGCGCCAATGACGTTCAGGTACTTTTCAACGCCAGTGCTGACGGGTTCTTCCATTTACTTATCGTCCTTTTTTCGTTTTGCCATGGCAACCGCACCACCACCAGCACCCGCAGAACCTTCGCGCAGCCGCTCCATGAACGACATGGGGCCAGGCGTAGGCGCGTTATCCACGCCAGCAACAGGCGCAACGTCACCTAGGCTGGGGCGCTGGTACTGCAGTGCTGCGAGTAGGCGTTCTTGCGGGGTCATGCCAGCACAGACGCGCAGACAACCGCGCCCCCAATGGTTGCTAGGGCGTCCATCAATTCTGGCGTGTGCGTGTCGCGGTGCAAGTAATCGTAGCCTTCTTTAGACGCAGCAATCATCGCCACGATCAACATTGCCCACCACCCGGTCAAATGCCAGAACATCGCAAAGAGCACAGTGCCAGACGCAAAGTGAAATACCTTGTCGCTTGGCAAAGAGTTTAACAATGCAAACCATTTCTCAAGCATTTCTATTCAGCCTTTGGCTCAACTTGTGCTTCAGCCTGCGCTTTAACTTTCACGATCAACGGCCACGCGCCGGTCTTGCTGGGCAGTTCACCAAGCACCTGAAGGACGGAGTTGACCTCATCCAGTGTCAAAGTAATCGTGATTTCCATTAGACGCTCCACGGCGGGGTCATTGGCACAACGGGCGGGTTGGCCTGCTTTTCGATGTCAGCAGTCAGGTAGGCCAAAGTATCAGGATCGGTTCCGTGGTCTGGAATCCACGCCAAAACTTCTGCCTCGGTGAGGTCAGGATACGCCGTGTAGTCGCCGGGGTTGGGCGGGCCTACCTGATCCGTGAACGTAGCCTGCGCGGAGAACGTACCGTCGGTCTCAATGACTTGCGATACAACCGCCACTACCACGTCTGTCAGACCATCTAGCGAGGGGGCCACGTCCATTGAGATGACATTGTAAGTTGATGTAATTGTCATAATTTTAAGTCCATGCCGGGATGTAGTAGGTGGTTCCATCGAGAATCACGGGTAGCCATTTTGACGGTGCAGTCGTGCCGCTGCCGGGCTTGTTTGTGGCCGTGAATGTTGCGGTCTGAGCGCCAGTCGTTGCAGACGTGTTGATAGTAAGCGCGGCGGTGCCTGCGGCGATACCGGTCATGGCAAGTGCTTGACCTGAAGTCGGCGCATTGATCGTGACGTTGCCGGCGGAAGCTATTGACATCCTTTCGGTAAAAGTAATCGCATTGCCTGCTGTGCCAGCAGGTGCAGTTGACCAAGAGTGGACGCCGTTGTAAAACTGATACTTGGTCGCGCCAATCCCCGTGCTTTGGTAACGAGCAGTGCCAACTGCGCTGATGTAGAAATTGGAGCCAAGAGAAGCGTCGCCGCCAGCAAGGTTGACTTGAGCACCGCCTCCCCCTGCTGGGCCGATTTGCAATGCCGTATAAGTTCCAGAAGGCCCCCAAGCACTTGGCGTCACACCAAGGCCAAGATTGCCGTCAGCGCCATAAGTCAGCCCAGTCCCGCTCGACAGCGCCCCGCTGGCGTTGTAATAGGCAACCCCATTTGCGGTTCCTGCAGTTACGCTGGAATACAGTTCTGTAAAGTTGCTATTGGTCTTTGTGAATGCAGTACGCGCAGGATCACCCGTGCCGTCGTTTGGGGCCGCGCCAACGTTGATTACCTGCTGTGTCATTACTTTTCCTTACGCGCTGAAGATGCCGACAGCCATGACCTCAACGCCAGCGCCGGTCGTGACCTTCCACGCGCCGTTCTGCGAAACAGCGTTCAACTCGATGTTGTACACGCCGATACCGCCACCCGGCGATGCAGGGAGCACGGTGTGCGTCAGGACGCCAACGCCCGTGCCGTCTACGATCAGCACGTTGCCCGTGGCAGCGGTCGATACGGTACAGATCAGCCGGTGCAGGTAATCACCCACCGCGCCCGTGCCGCCCAGCACCAGTGCGCTTGAGCTGACGGGGACGTGTTCGTACTGATACCGATACGGATTGTTAACACCACTCATATTCGTGCTCTCCTTTGCGTTCTTTGTTCGTGGACGGCCCACATGTCGTTAAGCGAGACTTCGTTATCTGGCCCAACCATCAGGGGCTTTTCAAGTTTCGGCACTGGCCGTGCGGGTTCAATCTGCCACGCTACGGCAAGCATCCTAAAAGCGTCTGCGGGATGCGAACACCAGTCATGTCGTGGTGTCTGCCTGAATGCTTTCTTGTCTTCGTCGTACTCACGCTGGTATTGACGCAAAGCTTCCACGCCTTCAGCACAACGTTCCACGTGAAACCAACAGCGGGGCAGTATACGCCGCACTGCTTGGATGCCGTCCTGGACGCCCAGGTCAGGAACAATGGTTAGGTTAGCTAGCCCCAGAAACTCTGCCATCTGCTCGATGATAGACCGGCCACCGCTTGCGAGCGTCTTTGCCCGCGCGTCATGCGGTAGGTGGTGCTTGCCGTACTTGTATGGCTTTGAGAGCACGACCTCGCACAAATCCTTGATCGTAGCGCCCGAGACCGCGTAGAAATCGAGTACACGGATTTCACCGCCAACCACTTGATACCACCACACCGCGGTATCGTCACGATATCCAAGATCCCACGACGTGAATGTAAGTGCTGCAGGGTCGTATGGTACTTCGCATATCCGGCCCTCTTCTTCTGCCAGCCGCATTTCAGTACCAAAGAACGCACCGACGATTGCAGCCTCGAATGAACACTCAAACTCTTGCAAAAGCTGGTCAGGACTGAGCTGAGATTTTGCTGCTTCCAACTCAGTGGGCGGAAGTAACCCAGATTTTGATGCTGGCAAGTTCATGTAGAACCAATCTTCCGGCTGGCGCTTGGCAAGTTGCACCATGTCCCAGAACTGGTTCTTCCCTTTTGGAGTTCCCATAAACACAGCCCAGCCTTGTTTGTCGGACAGAGCAGGACGCACCACCAGCGGGAACACGCTAGGCTTCCAGTCTCCAAACTCATCACAAATAATTCCGCTGAAGCCAAGGCCACGCATGGCGTCAGCATTGTCAGCACCGAACAAACGAATCACGGCCCCATTTAACAGCGTGACAGTCAGTTCTTGTTCATTGCTTGATCGCGTTATTGGGGCCGCGAAACTTTTAAGATAGTCCCAGGCCACTGACTTAGCCTGCGAACGATACGGCGCAACGTACCCAAAGAGCGGGTACGGGCCTTGGTAGGTTATAGCCGCACGGATCAGATCGTTAATGGCCGCCACGGTCTTGCCAGCGCGACGATGCACCACCAAACACGCCCACCGCTGGCTCCGCTTATGGAACGGCATGAAAGCAGCGCGCGGGGTGTAGTCGATGACTACTTCGGTTCGTTCCATCGCACCACCAGCTCTTTTCCGTCAGCACCACTAAGTTCGTGTTTTTGGATTTCAGACCACCGCATTTGTGTTTTGCTCCACCAAATAGCAGCCGTGGTGTCTCCAGCCATTGCTTTCTGAAATAACGTCTTACCCACTTGCCCGTTTGCCTTTGCTTTGCCGGACAACAACTCCGTGCTGAAATGAGCGCGGAGCGTATCAACGTGAATGCCATCGCGCACCAGAACCGCAATCTGATCAATTGGCAAACCGTAACCGCTCAATGCTTCTACCTGCTTACGCTCTGCGTCGGTTGGCTCAAAGGCTGGACGGCCGGCACCGGATCGAGCGCCGCCTTTGGGTTTTGCCTTTTTAAGCGTTGGTTTTTCAATAGATTGGTTTCTGTTATTCATTTTGCAGTCTCCGAAAACAACATTCCGTTTTCTGCGTGAACTGCAATTTTTCCTGTGAAATCCTGCCAGCGCTTAATGATGACATCGCAGTATTTGGGGTCAAGTTCCATAAGGCGAGCAATGCGACCGTTCTTTTCGGCTGCAATTAACGTGGTTCCAGATCCTCCAAAACTATCCAATATTTGGTCGCCGCCTTTTGTGTTGTTAAGCATCTGATACTCAAACAGCGCCACCGGCTTCATGGTCGGATGCTCACCATTGCGGCTGGGCCTATCAAACTCCAAAATGGTGGTTTGTTTGCGGTCGGTTGCCCAAAGATGACTAGCGCCGCCCTTCCATCCATATAAACAAGGTTCGTGCTTCCAGTGGTAATCTTGCCGACCCATAACCAACGAGGACTTCTTCCAAATTAAGCACTGTCGAACTTTCCAGCCAGCGTCGTGAGCAGCACCGCGAAAATTGTACCCTTCCGAGTCTGCGTGCCAGATGTAAAACACCGCACCAGGTTTCATTACCGTGTCCGCTGAAACGTAAGAGTCTTTCAAAAACTTACGAAATTGATCGTCGCCCATTTCGTCATTTTTTATTTTAAGCGCATCTTTGGTCTTGCCTTCGTAGGCCACATTATAAGGCGGATCAGTAAGCCACATGTCGACCAACTGGCCATCTGTAAGCCTTTCCAAATCGCTGACGCTGGTTGAGTCGCCGCACATCAGTCGATGCTTTCCCAATACCCAAACATCTCCAAGCACAGTAACCGGCTGTTCTGGCACTTCTGGCACCGCATCTTCATCGGTAAGGCCAGGCTCAAGTTGCTCGGGCATCAACGCCGCAATCTCATCGGCTGTGAACCCAGTCAGGTCAAAGTCAAAATTCATGTTTTGCAGGTCGGCCAGCTCTAGCGCCAGCATTTCATTGTCCCAGCCGGCATTCAATGCCAGCTTGTTGTCGGCAATAACGTAAGCGCGTTTTTGCGACTCCGACAAATAGGCAAGACGAATAGACGGAACTTGTTCAAGGTTTAACTTGCGAGCGGCTAATACGCGACCGTGGCCGGCAATAATTCCGTTGGTCTCGTCTACCAACACAGGATTAGTGAACCCGAACTCTCTAATGCTGGCCGCAATCTGGGCCACTTGAGCATCGTCGTGCGTTCTGCTGTTCTTGGCAAAAGGGATTAGGGTATCAACCCCTATTTGTTCAATTTGCATAAAACCTTCAAAATAAAACTTACTTTGGAAGCGCGCATTAAATTTTTAAGTGCGCACGGACTACCTAAAAGGTGGCTTCCATTTCGGTAAAGGGTTACGGCCTTGGTGGCTGCATCGCGTTAGCGAGTTGCGTACCACTGGCGGCCTTCGGGTTCGGTGGCTGCTGTGTGCTGGGCATCGTTGCTCCGCTGGCAGCTTTGGGGGTCTGCCCTTGGGGCGTTTGTGCTGGCAGTGTCGTTGGCATACCAGCTTGGCCTGCTGGTGCTTGGCCTGCTGGTGCTTGCTGCGTGGGTTGAGGAGTTGCCGTTGGCGGCTGTTGCGGCGCTTGAACCCATCGCATTTGCCCACCGCTACCGAACTTTTCTGAAAACGGAACGGCTTGCTGCACATACCCAGCGGCTTTGTACTCTTCGTCAGAGTTCAGTGACTTTACGTTTGGGTTTGCGTCAAATATCTGCTGCCATGCGGCTGGCGTTTTATACCCAAATGGGCTTGGATGCGCTCGATCAAATTCGTCAGTGCGTTTCATTTCCGCAATTTCCAGCGGGCTTAAATTTTGAAGTCTTGCAATGTCTTCTGGACGCCCAACCTGACTTGGATCAAAAGGGTTGTACTTTGTCATTGCTTGAGCCATCCAATTCTGGCTTTCCGCTTCCGGCTTATACGCCTCTAGTTCCGTATCGTATTGCTCTTTAGTCGCCCACGGCTTGCCTTCACCCCACGGCGCGACCCACACTGGACGCGATTGACCGTTATGCGCCGCCCTGTATTCCGCGTCACGCTTATCAAGACGTGCTTGATGTTGCGAGTCGCGCTCCGTTCGCCGCGAATTAAGCTCCATTCGCCGCTGTCCATTTTGCATCCCAGGTGAAAAAGATTGCATTGGTTTACCCAGACCAATGCCCTTTGACGATTGACCCAGCCCAATACCGCCAGGGATTGCTTGCTGCCCGCCTTGCGGTGCTTGCATAGCCGGCGCATTTTGCTGCCCGCCCTGAGTCTTCATGTACTGCTGCAACTGGTTCTGCCAGTCTGGGTACTGCTTCATCAGCTGTGCAATCTGGTCTGGCGGTACGCTCATGGTTTAGTACCTCGGCATCGGCTGTGCGTTCTGCATCGCTGCACCGCTCATGGCTTTTGGGTTTGGCGGCTGATTGATTCCAGCGCCACCAGCGCCGGACATGGCTTTCGGGTTCTGCCCCTGCCCAATTTTTGAAAAGTCCATAACCTGCGGCGCTTGCTGGCCGTCCGGCATATATGCGCGCATCGCCATCTGTTCTTGCGTACCCGGCGGCGGCATAGCTTGCTGGGTCATCGGCTGCTGACCCATACCCTGCTGACCCATACTCTGTGGCTGCGCCGCGTATCCGCTTTGCGTGGGCGCTCCTTGAGGCATCCGGCCCGGCATCCGCCCCATTGGCGATTGACCAACTTGCGGGGACTGCTGTTGCGTACCCTGTTGCAGCATTCGAGCAATTTTGTTCGGGGGTACGCTCATTTGTTTAGCTTCCTCAAAGTGTCTGCGAGTTTTTTGCCCCTGTCCGCTTGCATATACTCGCGGCCAACCTTCTGGGGAATGTGTAGCCGTTTAGCGGCTTCAGGGTCGTGCGCCACCATCGCCATCATGTTGTGCTGCGCTTTGGACTTGCTCGGCATTAAGCAAACGTCTTCAATTTGTATATGGTCGAATCCAGAAGCTCACATATTTCGTCAATTATATTTTGCAGCTGCGTCTCTTCCGGCAGGGTCTTGCGGGCGGCTTGCACAAAGTCATTGATCTGCGTCAGGTACTTAACCGGATCTTTCGCCAAATGATAGTTCGACGGGTAATCTTTGATGACGGAATAGCAGCCCTGGTAGGCTTCGGCCCACTTGTCAGTCAGTCCTACAACGTCTTCGTAGTAGTCGCCCAGTGCAACGTGCGCCGCATAACTCTTTGTCTGCAAGTGCATAAAATGGGCGTTGGTGGCCGAGTGCAGCAAAACGGATACAAATGCTGCCGCCTGTTTCTCGTAGTTTTCTGCCATTCTCGGCCCCTAAATGTGGAAATTTGACCGTTCTTGGGTCACTACAACAGATATTACTCCGTTGTCAACGCTGCGACAACTGGTCGCGGATCAGCGGCAGAATGTCATCTAGCCGCATCATCACCAGCCACTCCTCACCGTCACCGCGCATAACCACTACTGGCGTGCCTTCACCATCGCAAGACTTTTTTGCTTGTTCCATAAATGCGTGGACGGCAATTTTTGCTCTGCGTTTCACTTCCCAGCGAAACTGGCCCGTCTCGATGTCGTGCCCACCGTCGCGGGTTTGATTCAACGTCCTGTTCACCACCCACCCAAGCTGGTCGGTCAGGATCGCAGCCACTTCACGCTCGCCCACCTGGCCTTTTCGTCTTTGTGATGCGCTCATGACTCAAAGTCTCCCAAGCGCATGGCAATCAGCGTGGCGTAGCCGGCAATGTCGTGCCAGGAATCAAAAAAGTCTGGGTCGCCGTTAAGTACTCGAGCAATTTTGCTTGCAATCATCTCAAGCGATTCTTGCTGGTCAGGCGACAGACCCGCCCAGTTCTCCGTCGAGCGCATTACGGCTTTCAGGTCTTGCGCGATACAAGACACGCCAAAAAAACTGCCGTACACCGTCTCTCTTGTTTCGAGGGTATCTTCAATTTTCATTGGGCATATTCCATATAAAATAAATTGCAACGCAAAGCCCGACTATTGCCGGCAACAATACCATTAGCGCGATTGTCCCTAGGACGTAACGCATAACGCTACGCAGCGTAGCCCTTTTGGACTTTTATCCTTGACCATTTCCGCGCGTCATTAACCCGCTTGATGAAACTGCGAACGCTCCACGGCGTTCTCCCTAGTTCGTCAGCCAACTGGTTTGACGTCTTTGGGCCGTACTCAACCAATACTTTTGTGCGTTCGATTTCCGTCCAATACCTTTTCTTTTTCACCGGTCTTCCCAGTTCTTTCGCAAAAGTTTCGTGCGGCCCTGACGTGTCGCGCACATCATCTGCAACTTCAAAAAGTGCAGGTCTAGCTGCTCACAGATCCACCACAGCGACCCAATATCCTCCCGCGGTGACCACCACCACTCGCGCGCTTCTGTCGCATCCGGTTTGTGTTTTGAGTCCATGTCAATAATGACACCCACCACCACAGCCGCCCACAGGGCCGTGTAGGGGCTTCCAAACGACCCCCTTGCATCATCAAGCCCTACGACGATCATCGCCATGCGGGCCTCACAGTGCGTTGTGCGTCAAGTTATATAGCTCGCGCTCGACTCTTTCGTTGCAGCGGGAAAACTCCTGCTCGTATTGCTGCGACGCAGGGTCAAAGCGAAAACCTAGTCGGGCAACATACGCCTCTCGAAACTTCACCCAGTACTCGCCGGGGTTTCGCGCTCGCAGTTCTTCCCAGGCTTGTACCGTCAGCTTTTCTGCGTTATCCAGCGCACGGTCATCCTGCGGTTCCGGTGGCTTCTCGCCGCGTGGCCTTAGTTCCACCGGCTTCGGCATAAATTTGGCAAACTTCACGCAATGCGCCGCTGACTTACGGAAAGAGTCAATGTGCAGGTCTTTAAGCGCGTCCCAGTAGGTTCCCAGCTGGGTGTCCGTCATGTGTGGCCGAGTAAAGACATCGCACAACGAGTCCATCGTGACTCGAAATTTGTCGAATTCGTGAACGTACATCAGCCATCCTCCGTTGGTCGCCATGTTCGGACAGGTTCTGCGAACGCGGCTGGTGCGCGTGGCCGTTTGCGGTCGCCTTCCGTTCTACACCAGTTACGCCATGTTGCGTCCCAGTCCAGCTTCGCAGCTTTCACGCCAGACAGTGAGCGCCAATAGTCGCAGAAGCTGGCAAACGTCCTGCTGGGGTCAATGCCCTCGCCGGATGCTACCGCCGCTCTGTCATGCGTCAATTCAAAATCGTCGGGAAGTCTCGAGCCGCGTTTAGCGGGTGTCTGATCCTTTGATCCTTGATCCTTTGATCCTTGATCCTTGATCCTTTGATCCTTGATCCTTAGATCCCCCGACGAGTCTTCGAGAGGTGTCGCGATAACTCGCGAGGCTTCGTCGAGTGCAGGTATTCGGCTCTTGCTTGGACGATCAATCTTCTGATGTTTCAACCAGTTACAGACCTGAATGTAGGAATCACCTTCAGTCTGATAACGAATAATGCACGACTCTGCTTCTAATTCGCCCAACCATCGCTCAATCAGCTTTTTCGCGTCATCGTCGTATGGGTAGAGAAGGCTCGCGAGCATTCGCGAAGATCCGCGAAGCCTCCCGACATCATCTGCGAGAGTCCACAAAAGGATGAAGCAAAGCCGCGATTCGCGACTGACCCTACCCATGCTTTCGCTCTGTGGAAACTCTGGTTTGATCGTTCTGATCCTAGCCATTTTCGCCTCATCCCCCCCAGGTTGTAACCTGGAGGGGCTGTTGTGGTTACAGCGTGTCCGGCGTCTCGGTTACGGCCAGCGCACCACGGCCAGCGCGCAGCACTTCGCGGCGGTCGTGGTAGTACTTGGCCCCAGCTTCACGGGCGCAGGTCACGCAGCCCCCAGACGCGACGTAGCGCGTCGTACCGTGGCCGTGCTTGCAGGCCTTGCCCTCGTAAGTGGACGCGCCAGCCGCGTTTGCGTCGATTCGTGCTTGTTCCATGTAAGAATTACCTTGTGGTTGTGGACAACTTAAAAGGCTAGCACAAAGCAAGCGCAAAGTGTGTTATTTCTTTTTCAAAAATAGTTGACACAAAGTAAAAAAATGCTGGTATGCTTTCCTCAGTTGAGCCACTCCATAGAAAGGAACACAAAAATGAACACCGACTCCCAGAAAGTAAACCTGCTCCCCAGCGCCGACTGGCAGACGCAGGCTCGCGGCAGCAATGATGCCGAATACCAGATCTACGTTGCGGCGGCCGAGAGTCTCGGCTGGGAAGTAAAGTCTTTTGATGAGTGGGTGCGGTCGTGAACTTCACCGACGAACAGGCCGACAAGATCGAAGCCGCTTTTAGCGAACTGGGCATTGGCCTGACCGTGGACGATGTGATCATCACGCAGGACACCATCGAGCAGTTCAAGGCTGCTCGTAGCGTGTACCGCGAGTTGGGCCGCATCACCACTGATCGCCCCGACGCGCTGGTCGTAAAGGGCGTACAAGTTGCCGCTGGCCAGCCGCGCACCGATCTCTTCGTGATCGATTGCGGCAAATACCGCGCCGCTTATTTTTAAGGACGCCAACATGAACATTCGCACCTACGCTGATACCGCCGTCAGCCACGCGCTCTGGATCGAATACGTCGATACAGAGTCCACGATGACCGAGGCCGAGTTCGCCAGCCTGAGCATTGCGCAGAAAATTGCCACCCAGGTTGCGGCCTTCGGGCCAGAGCCGGCGTACTACATGAACCCGAAAACCGGTTCAGTGGACACGCTTGACGGCTGGCATCCATACGGCCTCACGGACGGCCTGATCGAGGTTGTGAGCGATGGCAACGGCGGCTGGATTGAGGCCGACACGCTCACGACTGCCGCGCTAATCTGCACGGCCAGCAAAAACAGCACCGATGCGATGGAACGCGCTGCGGCGGCGCACGGCGAGTCAGATCAAGATTGGGACGCGGAAACGACGCGATACACGTTTGCGGATGGCTCTGGGCTAATTGTCAGCGGATCATTTTTTGATTGTTTTTTAGTTGAATAAGCGTAAATAGTTGACACAAACAAAAGGGATAGTGTTAAGCTATCCCTGTTGACCAAATCCATAGACAGGAGAAAGACCATGAACACAAAAACAATCAACGTGCGCCTTTGGGGCCAGCGCGTTTCGGCCTACGCCGCCAACGGCCAGATCTGGGGATTCGATGATGTAGCCGGCCACTATGTGCCGGTGCAGCATCTGTTGTCACAAAGCCAGGTGCGCTACGTCATGTCACGCACCAAGGTGTCGGCATGAGCAACATCAAAATGATTGAGTTCTTCAAGCTGGTCAAACGCCTGCCCCCAGGCGCAACCATTGAAGACGCTGCCAAAGCACTTGATGCCGCATACGACTGGATCACAACCGTTGGTGATGACGCCGCAATCAAATGGTATGAGAAAGAATCAGACGCAACGTATTCGTTGTATGAAGAAGATTCTTTTGTGCATTTGGATTCTGACTGGGAAGACATCGTTGTGGCAGAGCGTGCCGTGTTTATCGGGTGGGAGGAATGATTTCCGACCTCCTGATCATTGCCGCCGCCGCTACGCTGCCCTGGGGCGTTGCCGCCATCGTCTGCTGGCTGATGGGTGAACCATGGTAACTGGCGCTATGAGTGCAGGGCAAAGGTTTGCTTTTTTTGCCGGTTACAACTGCGCGTTACGCAATCAGGCAATGAACCTTGCTCGCCTTTCTTACGGCGACTTAAGAAAAATGTATGTGTTATGCGCTAGGGCCAGCAATAGAACAATGGTAGCGGATAAAAGGAATGCAAAAAAATGGGATACATGAAACGCACACTGCCAGAGGTCGATGACCTCCCAGACGATGATGAATGTTGGTGGCACTTCCAGAATCTTGACCAAAATTTTATTAAGGTATTTGACAATGCAAAGCGAAATGATCAACGAACTGGCAACGGCACTGGCGAAAGCACAGGCACAGATTACGGGTGCGCTAAAAGACTCTAGCAACCCGTTCTTCAAGTCGAAATACGCCGACCTGAATTCGGTGTGGGATGCCTGCCGCACTCAGCTTACGCAAAACGGTTTGTCCGTGATCCAGTCTACGGACGTTATCGACGGTCTGGTTGTTGTTCGCACCATCCTAGCCCACGCTTCCGGCCAATGGGTTAGTGGCGTTCTGCCGGTGAAAGCCAAAGATGATGGCCCGCAAGCACAAGGCAGTGGCATCACATACGCTCGACGTTACGCGCTGGCGGCTATGGTCGGCGTGGCACAAATCGACGATGACGCAGAAGCCGCACAGGCGCGTCCTCGCCGGGTTGAGCCAGACGCCGGCATCCTTAAGATGATCGCCGCAGCGGAGTCTGTAAGCGACCTGACGGCATTGTTCAAGAGCCTGTCAGAAGAGCAGCGCGCACCGATGGTTGATAGCTTTGCGGCGCGTCGTAAGGTGTTGGACAAATGATTGAGCAGCGCACGGACGCATGGTTTTCGACCAGGTTGGGAAAAATTACCGCTAGTCGCATCAGCGACGTGATGGCAAAGACCAAGAACGGCCCCAGCGTGACGCGCAACAATTACCTGACGCAGCTGGTGTGCGAGCGCCTGACGGGCGTGAGGGCTGAGTCTTTCAGCAACGCTGCTATGGAATGGGGCACAGCTACAGAACCTATGGCGCGGGATGCGTATAGCGCAAAAACGGGCGAACTGGTCACTGAGACCGGCTTTCACGATCACCCGACAATTCCAATGTCTGGCGCAAGCCCTGACGGCTTGGTGGGCATCGATGGGCTGGTCGAACTCAAGGCTCCCAACACGTCCACGCACTTGGACTGGATCTACGAGCGCAAGATTCCGACTCGTTATCTTCATCAGATGATGTGGCAAATGGCGTGTGCCAACAAATATTGGTGCGACTTTGCATCGTATGACCCTAGGTTGCCGGCGCATCTGCGATTGTTGGTAATCCGGGTGAAGCGTGACGATGCACTGATTGCGACGATTGAAACTGAAGTTAAAAACTTCCTGGCTGAAATTGAACTGCGACTTGAATCACTACAAAAGGCGAAACTATGAGCGACTTTGACAACACCAACCGTGGCGTTCTTTTTATTAACGACCAGCAGGGCAACGACAAACGCCCAAACTATCGTGGGTCGTTGACAGTGAATGTTGCTGCGGCAAACGAAACCCCTGTTCTTGTTGAATTCAACGTCAGCGGTTGGAAGAAGCTGTCTAAGAAGGGCACGACGTTTCTGTCGTTGTCGATTGATCGCAAACCGGAGATTGAGCAGGCCCCTCCGGTGCTGAAGCCGAACGCGCCGTCGTTTGATGACCTTGCCGATATGCCGTTCTAAGGAATCATCATGCAAATCAAAATTGAAAAGAACGTTCCTGTCATGAAGCAAAGGGCCGGCAGTAGTGCATCAGAATCTGGAATTATTACTGCTCTAAAAACTCTGCAAATTGGCGAATCGTTTGTTGTGCCGGTTGCGTTGCGGAATATGCTTAGTGGGGGCATTACAACGTTGCGCCGAGAAGATAAAACTAGGAAATATTTGACGCGGCAGATTGGACAAACGCTGCGTTGTTGGCGCGTTACTCCAGTACAAGTTGAGCCAACTGTGCAGCTTGAAGCCGACTTGGAATACATCAAACCGGAAGAAAAAAACACGCAGGTTTTTGTGCCATTGAACGACACAATCAACAATGCGTTATCTGGCAACGAAAAAGACAGAGAATTGCTTGAGTCTCTTATGCAAGGGCTTGTCTCCGAATACTTGAGCAAGATACGGAAGGAATAGACATGATAAGCGACGACCGCGCACAGAAAGCCTTGGTCTACTTGGCCGAATCAGATCTGTCTTGTGCAAATGCAAAAGCAGATATGGAACGTGCTGAATTCAAGGTGAAAACCTTGAAGCAGACCGTGTTCCTGCATTCTGAAGGGACGGTGGCAGAACGCACCGCCCTGTCAGACACTCACGAAAGCGTGGCCGGGGCGCACAGTGAGTACTGTGACTCGATTGCGGTTTATCAGGGTTTGCACAACAAGCGTTGCACGGAGGGAATTGTGATGGACACTTGGAGGACGATCCAGGCTAACCGCAGGCGTGGAGAATGACTGACTTCCGCAAACTAGCGCGGGGTCAGGACTGCCAGATCCGTCTGCCATACATTTGTAATTGGGATAACGACACCACGGTGTTGGCGCATTACCGGCTCAGTGGCCTTAACGGAGTGTCGATGAAACCGCCCGACCTGGTGGGCAGCTGGGCCTGCTCAAGCTGTCACGACGCTTGTGACAGACGGTCGCACATGGACTTAGACCGAGACTATGTACGGCTAGCGCACTTAGAAGGCATGGCTAGAACAATCAACGAACTCTACAAAATGGGTAAGCTATGATTAAGCAATTCCTGAACTGGCTATTTCCGCCGCAGCTGCTTCCACCACCGTGTCCGCGAACTGTGCGTGACCCGTACAGTGTGCAGGATAGCTACTTTAAAGCCCTAGATAGAGCCGGTTGATTTCTTGAGAGATCGTCTAGCGGTAGGACAACGGACTTTGACTCCGTGAACGATGGTTCGATCCCATCTCTCTCAACCATACTTGCGACGTAGATAATTCATACTCAACGGCATCAGGTCGTAGCTGCCATTGTTAACTTCGTTTAGCACTACGATTCCTGACCATTCGCTGCGTTGAACATCGTCAGAGCGATAGTGTTCGTGGTCGTTATAGAACCGCCCGCAGACTAGGCCATGCTTGACGTGATCCGGGTACTGCTTGCTGGCATAAAGAAAACCCTGTTGATGCCCCTGGACGAAAGAGCCGCCGATGTTGTTGAGCCGTGAAACAATCGTCCCGCCAATGGGCTTGCCGCTGAATGGGTTGGGAAAGTAATGCGAATACTTGATGCCATCTATCTCCGCAATAGACAAGAACGGAAACCGCTCAAAGTCTAGTGTTTCGCAATTGTGCGAACCAATAACACCAGCCCACTTCGGTTCGTTTGCAGCTACACGATCTGCTCGATGTTCATGATTTCCCATAATGAACACCTTGCGCGGTGACCAGCGTCTGGCCCTGTTTTTTGTTAATCGAGCACGCTCACGTTCCATGGGTGCAACAAGTTTGCGAAATGCTTCATTTCCGGCGTTAACGTCATCAAGGTAACGAGAGTTTTCTAATTCCACAGAGCCGGGGGCTGAATGGGAATTAAGGCTCTGGAAGTCCCACCAGTCACCAATGACAACAATGACATCTGGCCGGTATTCCACGATAGCTTGAGCCGCCCAGTCAATATGCTCTGTGCTGCCACCAGGCTTTATCTGGGCGTCTGGAATGATTAGGTGGCGTATCACTTTGCTGACGCCATTAGCTGGGCCAGAAGGCCCCCAACGCTGTCTGAAAACTGCTCGTCCGTATAAAGTCTGTGACCCAACACCCACATCATTGCGTGGGTGGCTTCATGGAAGAACGTGTGCATATCACCGGTCTTAGACTGTCTCAAAATAGAGATGCGTTTTTTGTCAGGTTCAAACAACCCAACGCAGTCCCCGTGCTCCCAGTCTTTACTCCGTAAAACGACTACCGATATTGTATGGCCCATTAGCATGAAAGAAGAAGGAATACGCCTCACAGCACTGCTCCATGCTAGGCCCTGCGCTCAAAGTGCGGAATATCCTTAAAGGATTTCCAGAACATTCCAGCACTGTTTTTTGGGTCTAGCGATTGCCAATACTCGCCAACGGGCGTGAGCACCAATACGTCGTACTCGAGCACGCCGGACTTAAAGAAATTCAGATCAATCGCAAGCCGTTTGAGATGATTTGAATTCATCGTTTTGCTGCGGCCTGTTTTGACGTAAATTTCCTGCTGTTCTGGGGTGCGGAATAACTCGCCCCCCGTCACGGTGAAGCCCAGAGCAGTGGCGTGCTGTATCAGCTTTGCAGCATCTAACAGGAACGCCGCCTGCTCTGTGACCATCACGACAGCTTGTCTTCCAGCGGCTTAGTCGTGGCCTGGCGCAGGATCGCATCAACGATTGACTTGGCGATCAGCAGGTAGCCAGCGATCTGGGTGTTGCCGCCGAACACGCCGTCAAAGAACGGCAGCAGCGCAATAGACGCACCCGCAACGGCTTGCAGAAACGCAATCACGTTAGTCTTAGACTTCATCTTAAGTACAGAGAACGTAAAGTTCACAATCAGGTTTACTACAGTGTTCATTCTTACCTCTTTGGGAAAAACACAATCGTCATTAGGATGGTCGCCATTCCAGCCAGCACCATTAGGCCCATCTTTATAAGTAGCTTGTTGACGTTGGATATGTCGCTACGCATATCCGCGCTGGAATCTAACAAGCCCTTGTACCGTTCCGCGCAGACTGCTTCATGCGTGCCGATCTGCTGCTCTACTTTGCGGAGACGGTCAAACAACTCAATTTCCGCGCTCATGCCGGCCATACCAGCGGTGGCAGGTACGGCACAACATCGTCATAAGTTGCAGGAACTGGGATTGTTCCAGCTTCAACGTCCTGCTGGTATTGGATCAACGCAACCCAAGTAGCGTCTCGCGCACTAACGCAATACTGCCCTTCTGTATCAAACTTAGCAGTTGGCGAACCAACGTAGCTACACGCAGAGAGTATTCCGTCATACCCGCGAGTTTTGGCGAATGTGTCTAGCCTGTTCTGCGTGGAAACGATGGTGCTGTCATACAACGCCTTGTCGCTTTGTGCTTTAGACCAGACTGCATAATCTGCATCGAGTTGCGCTTGCGTTGGTTGCGGCCCAAGAACGTCAGACCAGTAAAGGATCTGGTTTTCTTCACCAGCAGGTTGTCCGGTTTCGTAGTCTTCAGAAGTCCACGCGATGGCGTTAACAGTGAGATACGCCACAATTTCATCGTTAAGTGTCATTGGTGCGCCTCAAGAAGTGATGCCGTAAAGAGATATTTTGCCAGAAGTCATAGTTCCACCAGAAGATGGGAACACTTTAATTGCTGTCTTGGCAGAAACATTGGTAACGCCGGCAGTTGAAATTGTCGTTTCCCAAATTCCAGTAGCTCCAATGTAAGACTGCACATTCCCAAAGAATGTTGTTTTTGTTCCAACGCTGTTGATAAAGTTAATTATTTGAACAGTTCCGCTGAGACCCACAGTAGTTGAGCCATTGTAATTTAACAAATACGACGCTTGTGCAGAATTAGAAGAAAAGTCGGGGGATAGAGCATACGTTGCTGTGTAATCCCAAAACATTCTGCTGTAGTCGTATCCGCTTGTAATGTAAGTTGGGCCAGCACCAGTTCCAACAACGACACTTAAAGTGTACGCAGAACTGTTAATTACGTTATCAAAAACAAGAACGTATTTGTCGTAAGTCGTTAGCCCAGTCCACTCAAGTAGCGAACTGGCAGATGCCGTTAGTGTGCTGATAAACACCATTGCGCCAGATGATGCAGTAGCCCACGTTGGGGCAGCGCCAGATCCAGCAGAAGTCAGCACCTGACCAGAAGTGCCATAGCTGGGCGTAGCCCCAGTACCCAGCGCACCCGTGGTGATAAGTGATGCCGCCGTCAGGGCCGTGCCATTAAACGTGAGATTCGCGCTTGTGGTAGGCCGAGCAGTGCCGTTGAAGTACCCCACCTGGTTGGCTGAACCACTAGGCACAGATCCCAAAAGTTGAAATTGCGTGCCGTCATACGACACTTCAATCATGTTTGCCGACGCGATGTCGCCAGCAATCAACGCAGTCGTGCCGTTCTTTGTGACAGACTTTGCGCCTAGGCCGTCGATGTTAAGCGTAGTGGCCCCAGTGTTAGCGCCAGCAGCCTTGAACACATACACCGCCCCAGTGACGTATGCAGTCAGCGTGGGCGTGAGCGTGCCCAGAATCGTGTCAGTGCCGGTAACGGCAACGTACTGACCAGCGCCAGACTGGATCTGTCCCACGTTTGCGCCATCCGTGGACGCAGTGCCCGCACCAACGCCTGTGAGCTTGAACCCGCCCAGCTTGATGTTGGCGGTAGGGGTGGTCTGCCCGTCCTTGGTAAGCGCCGTTGTGAGGCCCGTAGCAAGGTCAGCCGTAAGCGCGTTAAACGCCGTCGTGGTGATGACCGTGCCGGACACCACTGGTTGCCCAGAAGTGTTAATGACAAAAGTACCTGAGCCGTTATATGACACGTTCTATCTCCCGTTATTCTCGAAACTTACCAGCGCCGGCAGATCCAAGTGCGCCAGCACCAGCAGCGCGCCTTGCTTGGCTTTTGGTCATGCTTGCAAGCACCTGATCGAGCAACTCTAATTCTCTTTGACCCGAACCGCCACGCGCCAGCAGCAACTCAGCAAGCTGGTTTCTGGTGTTTTCTGGCATTGAAACACCGCGCATGAATTTACCAAGGCCAGACATTGCGCCAGCAATGTTTCCGGTCTTTGCGTCAGCCAGCGCACCGCCAGCAGCCATTGCAGTATCTACGCCAAGGTCGCCCATGCCAGCTTGCCGTTCTGCGGTCTGCGAACCGCGCCCGATTCGCTCCATTGCTTTTAGGGAACGCTCATTGGCAATTGCTTCTTCAAACCGACTAAAGTTGCCGCCAAATATTAGTTTCAATTTGTCGCTGGTTGCCGGTTCTTTCCACATCTTGAGCAAGGAAGTCTGCCCAGCTTCCGTGCCAGCCTTGTCGCGCAAAGCTTGCATTGCACCGACACGGTATGCTTCTAATTCACTCTGACCCATGCCCATCATCGTCTCGCGCAAATCCATGATGTCATCTTTTAACGACTTGCGACCTGATTCAACCGCATCGCGCAACTGACTTGGGCCAGCGTATGCGTCACGCGCTTGGCCGTAAATGGAACGACCGTCTGGATCTTTTGGTGACAAGTCATCAAGTTTGGCGGTTAACTCACGACGTAGCTTTGCAAACCCGGCAGCTTCTTGCGCCTCACCGGCAATTTTAAACTTGCTCTCAAGGTCGTACAGTGCTTGCTTAACGTGGTCAAGCGACTGAAAACTGATTGGCTTGCCGGGGGTTGCTGCATTGGTTACGGAATCACGCGCCTCGCGCAGTGCCGCGCCAACTGACACCTGATCTTCACCAGCCAAACGCGACAACCGTTGCGCTTTGCCCAAAGACTCTTTGCCAGCACGGCGCAATAACCCAAGCAATGAATCGTCAGCTTGAACCGTGACGTCTTTAAGTTGATCGTAAAACGGTTTTGATTCCGATATTTTGCGCGCTTCAAGTTCTGCCAACGTACTGCCGTATTCTTTGCCCTGAGTACCAAGAGACTCTTCAGCGGCAGTGGTAATGCGCCCAGCGCGACCCGCTTGACGTTCTTCAATTGCCCTTTCAAAAGCATTGGAAGCGCGACCAGGAAGCGTGGTCAGTACATCAGCCAGCCTCTGTGTGCTTCTGCCACCAACGTCTACAACACGCCCTTCCGGGCCAAGCGCAGAAAGACGCGCAGCGTTTGCGCCGGGGACAATGCCAGTTCCGGCAGCGTCAAACGATGCGTCCCTGCTCAGTGCTTTAATCAATTCGCGCTGTGCGTCAGACGCCGCCATGCCTTGGCTCATGCGAGAACCAACGCCCCTTCCAACAGCGCCAAGCGCCGCGCCACCGCCCGACATACCGCCACCAAGGACAGCGCCAGACCCCAAGCCAAGCGCAAGATCTTTTAGCAAGTCTGACATCTTGGTTGCTTTTGACTCGCCCACCGCGCTCATACCGCCCAGTGCGCCGCCAGTCATTGCCGCCGTACCCATGCGAGCCGGAATAGACATTGCGACGCGGCCAACAGCAGGAATTGCTCGGATAAGGCCACCAATAATAGGCCCAAACTCTGCGGTCGGCAGTGAGCCAACAAGGTTAGCCACCGTTGTCTCTATTGGATGGTCGCGCTTAAATTGCTCAGTTGCACCGGACACCATCTCTGATGTTCTTGGCGTTCCGATTGCGCTGAGTACTTTTGGCAAAGTACCAGTGGTCAATGACTTGCCGTATTGAAGCGACCGTTGCGCCCATTCCGGCATATCACGGCCAGCCTCAAATTCAGGCGAGCCAATTGGAATAACATCTTTGCCGCCGGCATTGCCTCCCGTCTGGTGGGACATCAAAGAAACCCTTTGCGCTTCCTGCTCTCTGCGGAAACGATCCTCAAACTCTGCTTGCATCTCAGGAGTCATCGCAGCACCGTTCCTTGACCCGGAGCGCCACGTTGCTTCCGCAACTTAAACTGTTGATATGCGTCCTCTGTGCTTTGATTATCGTAAGGTTTTGGTACTGACTGCGCTTCAGGGGCCGTGTAATCAACAAGCACGTTTTTGGGGTTCAACCCGTTGCGAATTGCAATGTCGTAATATTGTTTTCTGACGCGATCTGCACTGCCACGTTGCGCCGCGTATAGTCCTTCTGCCTCTTTCTTAAAGGATTCGCGCAAGTCTGTTGGCAAGCGTTCACCAGATAGAATGCGCTGAACAGCACCTTGAACTCGTTGCCCAAACGATCCAGAAGCGGCGGCTGTTTCAAACTCGCCTTCTTTAACCGCAGAACCTGGGTCAAGCATTTTGACGTAGCTGTAAAGCAACGACATATCACCAGCGCCATTGTTGCTTGTGGTTTTAATTTTGCTATAAGCGTCTTGAACAAGCCTAAATGGAGATGTCAGGTTATTAAATTCATCGCGGAGAACGTTTTCGCTTTGAAATGGCTTTACTTGATTTGGATCAGGTGCTTTTGGAGTTCCTTTGTATTGTTGTCCCACAAGAACTTCTTCACCAGTCCCAGGATTAAAATTGTAATCTTGATGAATTTGATTTCCGTTTGAATCAACGGTGGTGCGAGTTTTTCTGTCAACCTTTGCAGGTTCCGGTCTTTCGTATTTCTGCCCTTCAACAGCACGCGGAGCGCCGCCCGTCTTGCTGTACTGAACCATCTTCGTGACGCCACCAACTGTTACCGGCACAGCATCATAGTATTCGGGCGTTTCAGGCTTTTTTGCCAACAATGCTTGCGCCAGCATCCGTGCGCGTGGGCTTTGACCAATTGCGCCACCAAGCAAATAATTTTCCCTTTCTGCAGCAGACACCGGCATCGTTCCAATGTTGGCTTCTCGCGGCGCAGAAGGCTGGTCGGGCGTATTTGTGATCGCTGCCTGTTCTGGCGTCATGCCAGCCGCAGGAGACGGCCTACCTGGCACGGTTGACGGCAGATTGATTGCACTGGCTTGATTAGGCGTAAGACCCGCTGCAGCGCCTTCTGTGTAACCCTGCTGGCTGGTGGGCACGTTCTTCATCCAATCCATTGCAGACGCCATATCTGACTTTTCTGCCGCTGCGCGCTGCTCGTCAGCTTGGGACGCGAACTTGCCGCCCATATACCCTTGCAGCATCTTCGTAAGCGCGAGCAGGGGCGATGTGGGGACAACTCGGCCACTGACCATCTGCGACTCTAGTGGCGTGCTGGCCTCCTGCTGCATGAGTTCTGCGAGCTTCTGGCGGCGGTTGGCTTCTGCCACCTGTTGTTCAAACGGGGTGGGCAGGCTAAAAGTTTGCTTAATGTTTGGCATTTTATTTACTCACAGCATCCCGTAATTAACCATCTTAAACCCGTTATGCGCGGTCAAGACAGCTTCAGGCATTACTTGCTCAAGTTCCTGAGCCATAACACCGCGCTCGCGGTGGCCATTAATGTCGTAATCATAAATACCAATGCCAATCGGATGAGTTCCAACACGCACGATGTTGGATTTCAACCTGCGATCTGAAAATTTCACGGTGCTAAGAAGTCCGCCGCCCATGCTACCCACAGCACCCGTAAGCGCGTTGTTGGCCGACTGTTGTGCGTTGTAGATCGCCATTTGGTCTGCGGCACTTGACTTGGTGGCGTCATACACAGGGGCAGCGCCAATGTTCCCGCCACCCGTGTAGCCTTGGAATTGCGGCATATTGACCTGCGCGCCGCCCATTAGACCCGCAATCTCGTTAATCGGCTGATTGCGTAGCGCCAGCTGCTGCTGGAGCGACTGCTGTGCAGCGGTATTGCCGAACTGGGCTTTTTGCAATGCTTCGTTGTAGGCTTGTTGTTGGGCAGTGTTTGCGAACTGGCCCTGTGCCAGATTCGCGGCATTTCCAAAAGTCCCCGCGCTCAACGCTTGACCGAAACCCTGCTGGTTTGCGCCAAGGTCGAGATTAATGCCCTGCAACGCGGCCTGACTTAGCAGATCGTTTTGGCGTTGGTTGGTGTCGGTCTGCGCGTTCTTCCACGCCTCACTGCCAGGGGTGATGCCCTGGTTAGCCAACTGCTGCGCTTGGGCGGCAGACTCACGCTGCAGCTGGGGGGCCAAACGATCCATGATCGCCTGCTGACCCGTCATACCCGCGTTTACGGGCATCTTGGCAACGCCCGACAGATCCAGCTTGCTTTGCTGGTCTACCGTGTTTTGAACGTCACCATACCCGCCAAAGTCCGTTTGAATGTCTGGCCCTTTGTATGCAAACGGGGTCGAGAGAATGTTCTGCGCGTTAGCTGCACCCTGAACGCCAAGATTAGACATCGCAATGTCTACTTTATTTTGCGCGTCTAGCTTCTGCTGTTCAGCAGGGCTTAGAGACTGCGTGACCGTTGGCTGACCGTTTTGGTCATAAGTAACGGTTTGCGACCCGTAAGGGTTCACGATATTTGGGTTATTCAGCACTGCCTGCTGTTTTGCGGCAGTAACGTTTGCAGCCGCCTGATCTTGCGCCGATGCTTGATAATTGACTGGCGGCGGCGCTTTGGCTTTCTTACCCATATTTAACCCCTAGATACCGGCACGCGCCCGGTTGCATCGTAAAGAAAATCATATCACCGTTTGCCGCAGCATCTGTCAGACGCGCCTCTTCGGTGAACCCCATTCGTTTGACCAGGTTAACAGCGCGTTCGTTTGCACTGTCTACGGGAGCAATAATCCTGCCCACACCGCAAGTCACAAAAGCATACTTAAAGATAGCGCCCAACCACTGCTTTGACACACCACCTAAAATAGAGATGTGGCAAATAATCGAGCGCCCGTTCCAGTTCTCGTAAATAACACCGGCAACCAGTTCGCCGTCTTGTTCAAGTCCAATGGCTTGCGACTTTTCTTCAAAGTACGCACCGTCCATCTGCTTTGCTACCCAACGGCCCACTGTGGGGCCGTCTACTATATGCCGGCCCATCCGTTCTGATACACAACGTCAGTCGCTGCCCATTGCATCTGCAGGTAGCGTGACGCGCTCGTGAACCGTATTGCACCGCACGTCCCGATTCCGGTAATGCCCTGCCAGCTTGCGTTGACGGCCAGCGCAGAACCCCAATTAGAGCCGTCCCACGTCGCCAGATCCCACAACCCAGTGGTGCTAGACGAATAGTTCAGCGCGCCAATGTTCTGGTCGATGTTAAAGTCAACGTTCATGCCCACCGAAATAGCGGGTTGGCCGTTGCTAAACAGAGACGGACGCGCCCTTGTAAAATACTTTTTGATTCCACGACCATCAAAGTAATTAAAAGCCTGCAATGCCGTGGCTTGGATGCTTGACGTGTCATCAACGTATCCAGTGTCGCCAGTTGTCCAGGCATGACCAACGTAGCCGTCACCACCGAAATACGGCTCGTCTTGGAACATTTCCCAGCAGTTTGCGTTCCATCCGGTGAACTGACACCAGCTGGTCGTAATCGTGTTCATCACATACTGTTCCTGCTGGCCTTCTGCAACGGGGACGTTAATCCACACGGCGTTGTTCTTTGCAGAATAGACAACCTGCCAACCCACCGCGGCATGGTCGCCGCCGTACAGGTTTGTGGCTTCCGTGATTGCGCCCTGAATCTTGTTAGACAAAGCAACGCGAGGATCTAGCCGGCTACTTTGGAGGCTCTGTGCCATGGGCATCAGACCGTCGTAGGTCAACACCAAAAGGTCGCCACCCCACTTGAGCATGCAGCGGCTACCAATGGGGCTACCCAGCTTCCAGACGCCCGCAAGCGCCCATGTGGAGGCTGAGGCGGGGTCTGTGCCACGGTAGACAATGACCTCGCCCGTCGAGGTGATAAACACCAGATTGTCATCGACACCATAGCCGGCATCGAGCGTCCAGGTGTCTAGATCGACAAGGTGGCCGCCGTACTTTGCGACCGACGATAGGTCGATGTACTGGGCAGCGCCGCCAATGCTCAGGGTCGGCAGATACCACGCCCGCAGGGTGTACTTTTCAATAAACCAAACGCGGTTTTTAAACAGCGTTATGTTGGACAAAAGCGTAGAAGTGACGCCCGTAATCGATGGGTTAGACCACGTTGTGCCGTCATACAGCAGTGGGCTGTCCACGCCGTTAACGGCCATTAGGAACGCGCCGCCTGCCGTAGCGACGTTGGTGTATTCCCAAATCGAACTTGTAAGACCAGTTACAACAGCTGGCTGTACTGGTTCAGAGTCTGCGGTGTACGCGGTTGAGTCCGCTAAAACTATTGACGAATCCGCTGACCACGGAAGTGACGCGCTTCCGATTGTGACATCGTAAATCTTTGTGCCAGCTGCCGCGAATAGTTCTTGAGTGTTACCACCAGAGTAAGCCATCAGGGTGTTGACGTACCCATCCAGCCCGACTGCTTGCTTCTTGTACCCACCACGCAACACGACATTGTTGACCGTTGGGAACAGGTTCACCAGTTCTACCGCATCAGCCGGATCCATGTTTGCGAGACTGTCGCGCGCATTCCACCCGCCCACTGGCGACGGCAAAGACGCGACGGAATTGTTTGTACGCTGACTTGTTCCAATGACGGCCATTATGCTATCCTCCCCATACTAGACATAAGGGGAATCGCATGGAACGATGGCTGCCAGTTGTTGGGTTTGAGAGCTTTTACGAAG